TACACCAAATTACGCTGATTGGCTAGACCAGCGCACCGTAGCCGAATTAGTAACGGCGAGGCAGTATCTCTGCCCTATTTCCCCGCGGACCAGGGAAAATAGTTTAATGTCATTTCGGACATGATGACCATTTAGTACTGAGTAGTAAAATAAGACGTGCCATTACAGACCGTTCCATCAAAATTAAGAGCTCGAAATCCCTCATTCGCTCTAATTCCATCTCCCAACTTATCTACTAAATCTAACCATTCTGGAAAAACGGAAAGGTCTTCATAGAGGGCCTCATAAACCCCACCATTGCCACCTTCTGATTTATAACTATCAATAAAAGATTTAGATGCAGTACCATACTTGTCCACGACGAAATCATATAGTCCTTGTAGATAAAAAAAAGCCTCTAAATTGGCAAAACACATATAACCCCAAGACACTAAGAGACATTGCCATAGATAGATATTCTTACCAGCAGTTAGCGAATACCCTATTTTCGAGAATATTTCGGAGGATTCTCGGTAAGGAAAGCGTCCCACATATAACCACTTATCCCTCTCATCCTCCCCGTTAAATGATGGCGCTATATATATGTCACGGATAGATGTTTTCAACAACGTACTACCAACTCTCTCAGCGACTAAATCAAAACCCTTACCATTACTCACGAACACTGACATACCAATCGTATTGTCCACAGAAACTTTAGCAGACCATTTAAACTCCATTTTAAAGTTAATTGTAACAAACATGATATAGTCTTCCAATAATGTCTTAGACTCTGGATACAGTAAAAAACCTTGCAGGTACTTAGGCGATGTGAGAAGATGGTCATCACCACTAAAATCAGCGACAAACAGGTGATATTGAAAAATCAATTGAACAAGTTCGTTATCCCTATTTTGATAGGTTAGCTCATCTATATAAACTTGATTAACAACAGCCTGATAAGTAGAATTACCGGTACTAGTCCACAACTTCCCCGAGAACATTCTTCCCCATACGTGATACAATCTATCCAAACCATTTATAAAGAGGGTCTTATAAACACCATTCTTGATAAATTCCAAAAATATGATCTGTAACATCTCCGCACTAATATTCTCGTCAGCCAAGAATTGAGGAATAATCATACTAGCTATATAACCCAAGACTATCCCCAACAAAGTAAAATCGAACCCACTAAAATCTCCCTCCTCCGACACTCGTTCAGTTATATCCTCACCATAAACATCTGAAGCATATTGGATAACTGGCTCCCACAAGTGAGAGATATCAGACCCTGCATCTCCGCAGTGACGTGAGAAAATGTTGTTCATACCTCCTGATCCGTTCTTAACTCCTATAGCTATTCTAAAATATCTCAATCTATTAATAAGATGC